ACTTGTAAACCAAGGCTCAGTAATATTCTGAGACATGGCTATCTGCATTTGTGTAGTACCGACTAATTCGTTATTACCAGACTGTCCTGTGCGTGGGTCATTAAGACCAATTACAGCTTTACATTTTTGTTCCAAGTATTCAAGATATTGAATTTTAGAGTTAAGTGAAGCCGCTGCTGTTAAATCTACACTTCTCCATGATGTTAAGTCAGTACCACCACGATTACCTTCTTCATTAGGATTTACCCAAATAATGTCATCTATCTCAAGGTAGTGCTGCCATTTATCTAAGTCAATACCCATAGATGTAGGTATTTGATTGATGTTAGCAAGAATTTTGCGGCCTTTATCTGACGCAATATCTTTTTGAACCATACGCTTTACTATATCATACATATAGTTGTACGGCTTCATTAAGTCTACAGCAGAAGTAGGTTTAGAGTTTAAGTTGTTATGTATAATACCTGTATAAGGTAGCGGACAATAAAATGGATTATCAGGGTCCCGTGGAATCTCATCTACTGCGCCATAACGTACGTACATGTCTGTACCGATTTTAGTACATTCTCTAATTTCAGGCCACCAATCCCACTCTATAGAAATATCACCTTTAGCTTTGTCAAGTTTGTAGTGTTCTGTAACTTGGGTAACTTGCTCTACACCATTCTCATCTAAAAAAGTAAGAAACCCTACTTTATAATAACTACGCCATACAGTATGAATAACTTGTACAGTGTTCTTGTAATTAAACTCGTTAATAGATGAATCGAGTAATTCAGGATATGTAGTAAATACTTTCCAACCCTTTTCAGTTGTACGTACACCTACAATAGATTGGTCTACGATACGCTTCTTTTCGTCTTCTGTAAGCTCAGGTGAGTAAATTTCAATAATCTTACTAGGCGTTAAAAAGTCAATAGTAAACGCCCAGTCAGAGTCATGTATAAACGGACTTTCATTCTGTAAATCGCAGAAAAATCGTAGTGGATTTACAGCTTTCATTGCAGGTTCGTTATTAGACCTGTAGATTTTATACGGCTCTTTAGCAGCTATGAGGCCGTTTAAAAAAGATTTCCTGAATTCGTGTTTAAGTTCAAGTTGTTGATAAAGATACTTCATCAACTCGTTGCCCATAAGCTCGTAAGAGTCTTGAAACGACATAAGTCGCTCCTGAATTTCTTCAGGGCTAACGATATTTTCTGATAGTTTTTGAAGCTCTTCTTGATTTTGTAAGAGTTCTGGATTCTTTTGTATTTCGTATTCTAATCGAGTCTGCTTTACAAAGTCAATGATTAAATCGTTAATCATTTTATCTTTTTCTGATGCATACTCCGACAAAGCTTCAGGGTTCATAGAGTACACCCTAAAATTATCCGGCCGTTTTAGAAATTCACCTTCGAGAGCTTTAATATTACTTGTGATAATTGGGAAGTGCTGCAAGTCTTCCGGTAACGTTGCTTTAGGTTTTACTCCATAAGGTTTTGTTACATATTCAAAATCTTCTTGGTTAATAATACCATTGACTAAATCGTAGTTAGTCTTGTCTTTAGTATAGTAATACCCCCAATTCGACATGGCGGTAATACGCTCCAAATTATTTTTATGCCAATCCTTCGTCTTCTCGCTCTGTAGAAGGTGTTGGTGATTAGGTCCGTAGTAATTTTCAGAAGAATGCATACAAAAACTTTTACAAAGTTAGTAATTTTCTAATCTTTTTAGTAAGGTGCTAGCAATGTTATTTGAAACGGTTTTAGTTATTGCGCGTTCAGAATTTTCCTCCACTAAAAATAAAAGCTGCATTAATGCCATAACACGGTCACAGTTAGAAAATCGCGTATACGACAAAAGCTCTTGCAATAAACCTATAGATGGTATGTAATCTAAATTGTAAACAGTTTTACCTACTTCATCTGTACCGCGTGATTCTAATAACCAAGTAAGAATACGTTTTTCACCGTACTCTTTCATTTTATCGTTCATCGGTGCCCCGAATACGCGGTTAACTTTAGAGTTAGTTACTGCTTTTGCAATTACAGAGTCAGGCTGACGCGCTAATAAGTATTCGTAACCTTTACGTCTAAAATAATTAAACATGTCCTGACCAGCCTCGTTCTCAATCATTACTTCTGCTTTATTATAAAACAGCGAAAGTTGTAAAGCTATCTCTGCAATTTTATCGTTATCGTCGTACCTACCTGTATATTCTGCTACAATTACATCATATGACTGTTCGAAGTTGTTAAATTGTTTATAGACTAAAATTGACGCAAGAGACTTACCACCAGATTTTGAAAATCGTACAGGGTCAACACCAATTTTGTATAATTCGGATGAGTACTTATCGAGCGGAGGAGCTTCATATATTAAAATTGCAGATTCTGTATTATCAGAGTGTTTATGAGGATAAAACCAAGTTGGGTATAACTTTAAATCAGGTATAAATTTAACAGGCTTCTCAGCTTCTTTAGTCCACTCAAATTTACCGGGAGTAGCAATTCTTTTATAACGGTCATTAGTCATTAAATAACTAATCCTGTCGTAAATCATTGCTGTTGGGAATACGTTACCTTCAGGTTTTAAGAATGCTTCAGAAGGTGTTTTACATTTCTGTGTAAGAAGTACCTCGTAATCTGCTTTACTAGTACCACGAGCTTTTTCGCGTTCTTCATCTAACGCTATTTCGGCTACCCAATGTAAAATATTACCTTGTTTATCTACAGCTTCGTAAACTTTATTATTCTTGTCTACATACTTAGCGCCGGGCCTAAACCACATCTCAGAAATAAATAATCCACACTGTTTACTTTGCTCGTTTTTTTCGTAGATGTTTTCAAACCCCTTTATACCGAAGGATTCTGGGTTATAAAACATAGTTGCAAAGTCTTGTGTAGCACTATCCATATCACCACCAGTACCGTAGATAAGCGCAAGACCCGTATATATCTCACCTGACCGTATTGTAGGTTCAGCAAATCGGTATGCTTTTTTAAGGTCTTTAATTTGACCCGCTTCTTCAAATATCAATCTTGTAAGCGAGCGACCTGCCGATTTATCAGGACTGTCTTTTAAAGACAAATGTTCAATGATGTTCTTTTTACCTTTAGTTACATCTTGACCATTAATACGTTCAATCCATCCAGATTGAATCATATCTTGTCTGTTAACCAAAGTAGGTTGTCTAAATTCTGTGTACTCGTTAAGGTGGTTAATCGTATTCAACGTCATTTTATAAGTATACTCTGATTTATCACCTTCCTGAGAAAGAATAAGTGTTCGAGTATTCTTAAAAAACGTGTAAATCCATGCAGCACCAGCAGCATTTTTAAACGACCAACCTTTACGACGAGCTTTACCAAGTATTAAAGACTGCTTATAAGATATGGGCAATCCAAACTTTAACGGGTTTTCTGTCCGCTCGAGTTCTAAATACCAGTAATAGTCCATACTCAAGAAATTTGGAAATGATAATTCCTTTTGTATGTAGCCATTAGCTAGTTGTATCTCTTTTTCTATAAGAGAATAGTTCAAGTAAAAATAGTGTTCACCTGTAATGTAAACACCACCAACAGTGTAGCCATTTACACATCTATCCCACTCTTGTTTCCAAAACTCTTTGTACTGATTAGTACCGGGAATTGCTAGTGTATATGCAGCTCTACCGTTAGCTTTATTCTTCTCAAACTCATTAGCAGCGGGTGAAAATACCGTACTGTCTACAAAATGTAAATAATCAAAACCTAGGTTACGTACTGGATTTTGTTTGCATAAATCTGATACCCGAAGTTGAACTTCTTCGGGTATCTCGATTTCGTTTACTACATATGCAATTTGGGGGTCGTACATTATTCTCTGTCAAACATTCCGGGCGTTACACCTTTACGAATTTTTGGTGCTTTTTCTTGTTCTTGTTCTACAGCATGCTCAAGTTTGAGTAATGATTCACGTATGTTACCGACTTTTTCTAAGTTAATAGCTACGTCTTTTGCTGTATAAACAAGCTTACCATTTAAATCTTTAAGAGTAAAATCAATATTTTCAAAGTATTCAGACAGTTTATCACAGGCAGTTATACTACTTTTCAGCAGTCGCAATGCGGGTGTTTCTCTAAGTTCTCTGTACTTTTTAATTGCGTTTAGTACTTCTTCATCTTCTACAAATTCGCCTTTAAACAAGTCATCAATAATGACTTCTTTTTTGTTGTACTTTGCTAAGTTAGAGTATATAGATTTAGGGTCAGCTACGTGATAAATGTAAGCAAACTCTTTTTGAGCAGTTGCTTTATCTTTACTTTTGTCTCTGTCCCAAAGAACCCTAAATTCTAAAATAGAGTAGAGCGCTTCAGGGGTAACAATAGGTACGTTATTTACAACATCAAAAATCATTAAATAGATTTTAGTTGAAAATGCATACCATCTTTCCTAGTCCAAATACCGCCCCAGTCAAAACCAGCATCTGTGAAACATTTTACAAACTGAGGTGACAGTTTAGGTACTTGATTAAGACCGTTTTCAAAGGCGTTTACATCAATAGCAATACCCCAAGAATGGAGCGATAAAGAAGATAAACCACGTTTGTTACGAATGTTAAAACAACCGTCCCATGTTTTAAGTTCTTTTACAGCTCCAGTATTAATAAGGTTTTTAAACGCTTTAGATAATGGGTCTATCATATCTTTGTTACAAAAGATACGTTTAGGAATCATACCAATTTCAAGATTAGAGGGCACATCCCACATAATCATGTGTCTGTGTTGGAACTCTACTTTGGTAGGGTCTCCATATTTTTTTAAAGCTTGTTGTGATGTTACCATGATTCGTCTTTAAATTTTTTGTAGTAACCAATATTAGTTTGGTAAAACTGATTAAACGGAGCTACTTTCCAACCATTTATGTCTTTTATATTAGACGCTTCGTCAAATAAATCTGCATCTAATATGTGATTTACTACTCGTATGTTTGGATTTTTATGTGACCAGTTTGAACACGCGGCAAAAACAACGTATTGCCTGTCTTCAGTAGCTCGTTCTTGATATAGAACTTTAGCTTTTTGTAGGTTAGAGTTCAACCCAATCATTTGCCAATAAGTCGGATTGACTAGCGAGCCAAGGTACATAAGTGTCGTTAACAGTTTTCATAACTATAAAGGGTTGTAATGGTTTTACTTCACCCTCAATATCAAGAGTTTCCAGACCATTTGATACAGGTGAAAAATATACCAAGTACATGTTTTTACCATTCCAACCCATACGAGCAACTTTAGACCCACACATGAGCAGGTCTAAAGCGCTAGAAAATTCCATTTTTATTACTTCACTCTGCATCTTCGATATAAATTACAGAGTGAGAATCAATTAAAAAGTAAGGAGATTGAATTTCACCTGTTACTAACGATGTAAGTTCAGAAATATCTGTTGGGTCAGACATAAGCGGAATTGCGCCTCGATGGTCAAATACTACAATCTCTCCCGGGTTTATATCTTTAACGTCTTCTCCTACAGCAACAACTTTACCACGGTTTTGAAACTTAATAGTTTCTAATACCGAGCCGACTTCTTTACGTTCGTTAGAGATTGCTGTGGGTAAGAATAATCCACTGTCGAGTTGTTTCGGAAATTCGAAACGCTCAATGATTACTTTACTACCTGTTACGCGTTTGATTTTTGATTTCATAGTACTTTTATTGTGAATTTTGCTTTGTATGTGTTTTCATTAGTAGTCAGTGCTACACTTTTAACATTATTACCTTTTCGACCCGTGCTGTCAAATGTAACGGTTACATTGAATACCTGACCGTCTTCTACGTATCTTGGTCCGTCAGGTATTGAACAACCGCATGACGATTGTAAAGATAGTGGTCCTGTGTAACCTTTTGATTTACAGGTAAATACCAGTTTACAGGGGTCACCTTCTGTAATAGTTACTACTTTGTCGTTGTTTAATATTTCTATCATACTCGTTCAAATGTTTCGTTGAATATGTGTTCTTTTACTATAACAAGATGTTCTTTTTCAAGTACTAGCCAATCACGATTCATAACTTTAACCGCCCCATACTTAGTAGGAACCATTATGTAAATGTCTTCGTGCCAGTCTCTATATATCGGAAACTTGATGTTAAACGCATCAAAAAAGTTATTAGGCGCGTCTTTGTTACCTAAAAACTGTACGGCTTCTACTTCAGTAGGTTTACGCCTGAATTTTATTAACTTGTTTGTACTCATCC